GAGCAAAGACAAAGCCTGCTCATGGCACAGGATAAGAGAAAAAGAACTTCTGGATACGGTTCTCCTTGCAGTCAATCATCATGTGAAAAATGTGCTGAATACGGAAAAAGCTCTAAAAGATATTGATACTGCCCCGTCCTTGCAGTTCCTGATTCAAAAGTATGAAAGTCATATTGAAAAAAAGGAAATAGAGCTTCAGAAGGCAGAAAAACTGAAGGTTGGGATCTACGAGGACCTGAAAGACGGACTGTTGGATAAAGCCGAGTATCTGAAGCTGAAACAGGAATTTGACAGTCGGATTGAAAAGGCTTCTGAAGCGGTCCGGAGTCTCCGTCAGGAAATATCGGCATTGCAGGAAAATCATTCGGAGCATTATGCCTGGATGGATTATTTCAAGGAGTTTGGAGAATTGCAGGAGCTTACACGCTGGGCGGCAGCCATTACTATCAACCGCATTTTGATATTTGAAGATAACCGTATCAAAATCGTGTTTAACTTTG